GATGGAGAAGCTCCAAATCATGACAGACTGTCGTGATGCCCTTCAAGCGCACGTATTAGGGACCGATGGCCCCAAATCGTAGCCGTTACCCCCCTACTTGAAGGGCCATTTCTCGATTCTTTAGAATCCGCCGCCGCCGCCGCCGCCGTTCTGATCCTGCTCGGGCAGCAGGCCGAGGAGCTGGGCGAGCCGCAGGCCGATGCCTGGACCCAGGGGGCCCCCTGAGATGACGACACCGGCTGCGATGGCCTGCTGTCTCTGGGTCAGGAACTCGTCGATGACGCCAGGGACGTCCAGTGTGCCAACTGGTCTGAACTTGAACCCGATGAGGCCGGCGAGGATGCTGAGGAGCACGATCATGCCAGTGACGTCTTTCATCAGGCTGACCACGGACGGCAGGACGTTGCCGATCATGTAGGCCGTCACGATGTCATCGAGCTGCTGGCTCTGCTTGTCCTGGAGAGAAATGCGAATCTCGTTCACGGTTTCTGGATTTCGCTTGGTCATCAAAGCACCCCGGTTATGGAGTCCCAAAGCGTCTGGCCGAGTCCAGCACCCAGGATCCAACCCAGGAGGAATGCAGCTCCATAATCCGTGAGCATGTCCTTGGCCTTGTCACTGAGTTCACTCATCGGGCATCACCGGCCAGTTGTCAGCAGCCGAGTCGGCACTGTCTGGGAAATCCTGCGGGAGTGATCTCAATGCTGCTCGATACTCCTTCCAGGCGTTAGGAAGGACGACATCCTTCAAGGCCATGTAATCAGTTCTCTCAAGTTCTCGATTCCGCCAGTGCCTCAGTTCAACCCAAGTGACCTGGATGTCCTGAACCTCGACCACATCAGTACCGTGGTAGACTGTCACTGATCGGACTGGTCGCACGGTCATCCGATGACAACCCCCAATGAAATCCGCTTCTCTGTCTGCGGTGAAAGGTTGGCCGGGGTCACTGTGGCAGGCAGCGCGTTGTCGGAGCTGCTCTCCTGGAGAGACTGCTTGATCGCCGTGGTCGAGGTGCTGATGCCGATTGAAGCGCCGTAGTTCTGATGATTGACGTAATATGTCAGATTGTTCGCACTACTTCGAACCCACCCCACCCAATACTGAGTGCCCACTGTCAAAGCGGGGATCGATGAGAAACTCGTTTGACTGGCCGACCCCGTGCTCGAAGCGTCGAAGGTTGCGTAGCCTTGGAGCTCGTTGGGGAGTCCATCGTCGTCGCTGTAGATCCCAACAAGGAGATCATCAGCACCGGCGCTTGAAATGTTGATCATCATCGAAGTCACGTTCCCCGTTTCGGGAGCGATGAACGGATAGTATTGAGGAGAGTTGACCGTCAGAGAGTCCGTACCGGTGTCACTCGAGCCCCAGGGGGCTTGCATTGCGACTTGGTAGACGTTGTTGGTGACCAGTTCACTCGATACTAGGTTGACGTTGAAGTTGTTCCCGCCACTGGCTGCAGTCAGCAGCCCGTTCCATTCACCAGCGCATACCAGGCGTGCCAGGTTAACCAGGACAAGCCTTCGAAGCTCGTCCTCGTTGGCTTCCTCGATTGCTATGGGATCGCCAGTGGTTTCGATGTTCGAGAACGTGACATTAGCCAGGTCAAGGTTCTGGAGGTTCGTGTAGACCCTGGGGGATCTCTTGTTGGCGTCTGGCAGAGGCATGCGATCACCCTAGGAGTCCATTCCACTCTTGCTTTACTGTCAGGCGCGCGAGCTGGACGAGCACCAGGCGCCTTAGCTCGTCCTCGTTGAGCATCTCTAGGTTGATCGGATCCCCCACAGAGGTTAGATCATCATTGGTTAGATTAGCCAGGGTCGTGTTCTGAAGGAGTCGGTACACCCTGGGCGATTTGGTGGGGGCATCTGGAAGCGGCATCATCTCATCCCCAGGGCGATCATCAGGAATCCGAAGAAGTTGTTCGGGATGATCGAGGTGCCAGGAGCAGGGGGAAGACCCGTTGGTGCTGTTCCCTGGGCCGGTGGTCCTGGCGTAACCTGCTTAGTCTCCATACGCATAGTGCCGGGATTACCGTCGTTGTCATCATTCTGATGCGTCACACGGTGCATGCAATCACTTCAATTGCTTGGCTCGCGTCTTCATTATGCGCTCGATGGAGTCCAGATCCTTCGTAGATATGAAGCCTCGAAGGAAGAGCTTCTTTGCTTTGGAATGAATCTCGCCCATTCGGCGGCGTCCTGCCGCTTTGGTCATCTTCGCCATGAGCCCTGCACCTCTAAGCGTTAGTCAATACCTGACAGACGAAGTTCAAATCAATCGGTGCCGAGAGAGGGACCATCTGTGCTTGATACTTCGCAGGGTCGCTGGTGGCGACTGAGCCTACGACGTTACCGAGTGCATCCACGATGACGACGCCAGGCGACTCGATCTTAGATCCGTCGAGACTTGTGAAGAAGCCGGCCGTGCATACCTCGCCCTGAAGTGTCGATCCTATGGAGTTGCCAGTTTTCAGATCGGTTAGCTCCGTTGTGGTTCCAGAGGCCGGGGTTCCCTTGAAGATCCTCGCGGTGCCTCTGTTGGTGAAGACGCATAGGGCAGCATCCCTGGCACTGGCAGTTTCCGTGAGCACCTGGACCTTATCTCCAGCTTGAAGGGTGAAGGGAACGTTGAGTGCGGGAGTGTTGTTGCAGATCCCCTTCAGACCGACAGAGATGATTGCAGCAACGAGGCCCTGCCGAAGAATGTAAGCGTAGGAGATTCCGTTGTCTGCCTGGACCAGTCCTCGAGTGACAGTCTTCCCTGGCGCGTAGTCACCTACGCTGACACTCGATACGGTATAGGCCGTGTCGGTTTTTAGTTCGGCCTCAGTTGATTCCGCGATTTCTGTCTTCAGGGGTATGTTGGTTCCGTCTGAACAGACGAGGATCCCGTTGCATGTGTTAGTAGCTATAGTATCACAACCTTTCCTAGAGGCGAACTCCGATTCCGAGCGGAGCCATCATGTTTCTATTTACGTTGGCGATGGGCTTCCGTAGGAGCTTCTTAGCGAACTTGAAGGTGATTCCGATCCCTATTGCCTGGACAGCCATAGCCTGGTACGATGCCATGAAGTTCGTCTGCATGGCGTCGAAGGACGATCCGGGGTCAGCGACCAGCGATTGCAGTGAAACGCTGCCTCCGCCGTTCGTGGTCGCTAGTCCAGTACCACCAGCACCGTCGAATCCGATGAATCCGACCGGGGTGTTGTTGGCCACACCGCCGACCAGGACGCTCGCGTAAGCGTAGCTCTCTGCGAGATTGATGAGGCTGATTGTCTTCACTCTTCGGCGCCGTGACTTCTTCTTCCTGCGTGCCATCGACCTCGAAACTGGACGAAGTCGCTAATAATCATATTGAAAGTGGTCAATTGTCTACTCGAACTTCCCATCAGGTGCTCTCTGCGTAACAACGGCGTCAATTGTGTTCATCTTCTGAGCTGCCATCCCTTGAATGAGCTGTGCTATCGCACCCTGGATCGGGTTCGGCGGCTCGAAGTCACCGATCCCGCCTTCGAGCATGCGATCTATCATACCCTTGAGTGCCAGGGCGAGACGTTCATCCAGTAGTTCGAGCATGTTTGCTAGCTCTATCCTCAGCCAGAGGCCCAGGGAGATGATCGAGAGTATGCAAATGACGTTCAAAACGCCCAAAATGATGATTTCTAACGCTACCATGTCCGTGCAACCGCCGTGTACCGACCGTGCACCCGCCGTGCAACCTAAAATCATGCCGAATATCAGACAAATACTAGAGAATCTTGAAGTCCGGTGGCTAATGTGGGCTAGTCATCGCCGGCGGGAGGTGGTGTGGATGATGGGGCGGCAGCCCCAGAAGCCAGGGCGATCCATACCTTCAGCCAGATTATTAATAAGTAAAACCGGACCTGCTCATTTTGGAGGGTCGGTCCATGAGTGCATCCACACTGAACGCCGGCTCTCCACAGGTGATAAAGATGAAGTGTAGTGAATGCGGATCGGGCATGATTGGCCCCATGAATTGGGGCTGGTCTAAGGAAGTCTACGGCTGCCCCAGGTGCAAGAACATGTGGTGGCCCGAATGAAGTGCAGTCTGTGCAAACAAGAAGGCCATCATCGAGGCCAGTGTTCTAACTCCCCCTTTGGTGGAGCGTATGAACACTCAGTGTTAGCAATCAAGTCCACAGACGACACACCAGCCCAGACAAGGACGTTCGAGGTAACTATCCCCTGCCCCCATTGCCGGAGGCTCCTGGATGTCTTCCTGAAGGAGGCGAGCTGATGTCCTTGAGTGACTGCGAATGCGGAGACAACATCGACCTCGACCAAATGGATCTCTATTTCGATGGCGAGAGTACCCTCAGATGGACTGTCATCTGTCTAAGGTGCGAGGCTATGGATCAGTTCCGAGCAGATGTGACCAACCAGAGGTATGTCTGATGCCAGGAATAAACGCGAACCTGTCGAACGCTGCCTTCGCCATCTGGGAGGAGGTGCCGAAGAAGGGACGCAAAACACCTCTAGGTGCTGCCGGAGATGAAGGTCGTTCTGTGTGGCTCTCTAGGG